GAGGGTGCGTGGGCTCATCGAGCAGGCGCGTCTCAGGCTGGAAGAGGCGATTCGCCCGGCTGCGGTGGAATCTCTTGCAGCTGAGTTTGCCGATCGAACGCAGCGTCACCAGAGCCAGCAACTGGCTAAGCAGATCCGGGCAGCGGTGGGTGTGGACCTGCTCGGTGCCGACGCCAGGATCGCTCCGCTGGTAGAGGGCTTCGTTGCCGAGAACGTCGCGCTCATCAAGGACATACCGGCGAAGATCGTCTCGGACGTGGAGATGGCGGTAACGCGTGGACTCGCACGCGGGACTAGCACGGTAGACCTGGCAGCCGAGATCAAGGCGAAGATGGGCATTGGCGAGAAGCGTGCTCGGCTGATTGCACGCGACCAGATTGCGTCGCTCAATAGTCAGGTCAATGCCAGTCGGCAGCAGGGGCTAGGAGTCACGCATTTCATATGGCGGACGGTGGGGGATGATCGCGTTCGCGATGAGCACGAAGCGCTCGAGGGAGAGCGTTTCAGCTACGCGGACGGCGGCCACCCGGAGGAGGGGCTTCCGGGCCAGGCAATCCAGTGCAGGTGCTATTCAGAAGCTGATTTTTCTAGCGTGCTTAGCGACCTGGATTCTGATATATAAAAAGCATGACAGAGTGTAATTCCTGTGGTGAGAAAACAACCAACCCGAAGTACTGCAGCTTGCGATGTGCGGCAAACGGCAAGATGGCAACACGTATCGTCCGAGTGTGCGAAACATGCGGTGTGTCATTCACGATCAAGCGCAAGCAGACTGGCGGTAGGTTTTGCGGAGCAGCTTGCCGTGGGTGGTCCCCGCGCGGGGTGGCGCCCGCTGATCGTTTCTGGTCGCGTGTCACCAAGGGAGACGGGTGCTGGGAGTGGAGCGGTGCCCGCGACAGGGGCGGCTATGGCCACTTCAACGGCGCTCACGGCAATAGAGCGCACCGTTTCTCGTGGATTCTGGCGAACGGACCGATCCCAGCGGGGATGCTTATCTGTCACCGATGCGACAACCCTCCGTGCGTCAACCCCGACCACCTCTTCCTCGGTACCGTGCTCGACAACCATCGAGACATGGACGCAAAGGGGCGGCGCCCAACCGCAGCGAACCGGATGGATTTGCCGACTGGCGAGATCGTTACACGATATATCTCGGGGGAAAGTGAGCTTGCGCTCGCCCGCGCGTACTCAGTTACTCGGGCGGTCATCGCTCGTAGGTTGCGCGAGGCCGGTATTACCCGGAGGAGTGGATCGGAAGCGAGCCGTTTACGGATGGCTCGAATGACGCCAGAGGAGCGCAAAGATCTCGCGCGGGCAGCCAATGAGGCAGCGCGCGGTTCTCGCTGTTAAACTGCTCGAAGGACTCTAAGGGAGACAAAGACAATGGCGCTACAACTATCAGTTGCCGTTAGAAACGCTCGCCTTGATGCGATCGAGACCGCGGTCGGTACCGACGCTGTCCTGAAGATCCGCACCGGGGCGCCGCCGGCCAGTTGCGCCTCAGGCGACTCAGGCACGGTGCTGGCTACTCTCGATTTACCGTCCGACTGGATGGCAGCTGCCTCAAGTGGCAGCAAGGCGAAGACTGGCACGTGGGAGGACGCCTCTGCGGACGCGGCCGGCACCGCGGGTCATTGGCGTCTCTACGCGTCTGACGGCACTACCTGCCATGCGCAGGGGACGTGTTCTGAGACGGGTGGCGGCGGGGATCTCATTCTCGATAACGAGGTGCTCGCCGAGTCGCAGCAGTTCACGGTGACGTCGTTCTCGATTTCGGATGGGAACTCCTGAGCTGAGCTGATCTGTGGCAGCTGAGCGCCTAGCACCGGACGCGCTACTCGACCAGACGAATCTCTCGGGCAGCGTCGCCGACGTCGATGACGACCCGGACTCCCCGGATGGGTCATGGCTCGTGCACGACGGCGGGAACGGAAATACGATCTGCCGCGTGAGCTTCCCGTCGCCGACGGGGAACCCGACGACAGGTAGCGGACTGCAGGAATTTCGCGTCCAAATCCGCAAGAACGCCAGCGCTGGTAACGCAACGCCGTGGTCGCTTCAGCTCTGGGAGGGCGGCTCTCAGGTAGCGGAGCTCGCCACCGGCACAGTCACGACTACCACCGGCGAGGTCGTGTCTGGCACGTGGGATGCGTCGTCGCTGTCGGGATCGGACGGCGCGGACGTGGAGTGCCGGCTCGAGCAGACCAACGGCGGTGCGAGTGGCAGCGGCACGAATCGTCGCCGCATCGAGGTAGGCGCCGTCGAGTGGAATGCGGAGTACAGCGAGAGCCTGCCGGCCATCGAGGGGACGCTGTCGGCATCGCTAGACGATGCGTCGCTATCTGCCGAGGCGACCGCCACTGATCCGCCGCTTACCGCAACGCTGTCGGCAACGCTCGACGTGGCGACCGCAGCAGCATTTGCCGAGTCGTCGATCGGGGCGTCTCTCGCGGTGGAGCTCGACGGCGCTACCGTGGCGGCTGATGCCGAGGCGCCGGTAACCGCGGCTCTGTCCACTGATCTCTCCGCCGCGACCGTGGCTGCGGCCGGGGAGGGAACTGAGGCGGAGCCTCCGGTGGAGGCGGAGCTGTCCGCGACGCTAGCAGGCGCGAATTTGGTGGCGTCTGGGGTCGCTCAGGTGGCCGCCTCGCTGGCAGGCACTCTGGACTCCGCGACCGCTACCGGGGCCGCCGTGGCGCCCGTGGACGGATCCTTGGCGGTCACCTTGGCGGCGGCGTCCGTATCCGCGGCGGCGTCAGCTGAGGATCCGCCGAACGAGGCGACGCTGAGCGCTACGCTGGATGCTGCCCAGATTGACGCTAGCGCCAGCGCCCCGGTCACCGCCACAGCCACCGTAGAGCTCGGCGCCGCGACCTTGGACGCTGCGGGGGCGCTTCCGGTGGCGGCCGAAATGGACGCGGATTTAGCTGGCGCGACGGTTGCCGCGTCGGCTTTCTCGGGTGACCCGCCGGTGTTGGCGGAGCTATCGATGTCGCTCGATGCCGCCACCGTTACCGCCGGAGCCGTAGCCCCGGTGGCAGGGGCGGTAATCGCAGCGCTCGATTCCGCCGCGGTATCGGCCACGGTCTCGGTGCCGGCAGTCGCGTCGATGTCGGCGCAGCTGACCGCAGCAGCGTGCTCGGCTCAGGCCTCAGCCGAGGATGAGCCGGTCCCAGTCGAGGCGATAGCCGACACCGAGCGGCAGGCACTGCGCCGTGGCGTAATGACGGCAGCATTCGCATCGGGGTGGATGTTTAACGGACTCGTCAGCGCTAGCCAGATCGCCGATGCGGTTGAGGCCGGTGAACTAGTCCCCTCGTACTCGTGTAGCTCCGGTCCGCTACTGAGCTACTCGGAACTGGACCGCTGGCAGCGGAAGACAATGCCGCACCTGAGGCGCCCTAGGCGATGATCCTGTCGGACTCTACCCCTCGCCTCGATCTCGGTGGCGGGCTTGTGCTGTGCTGGGAGACGATTACGCCTGAGCGCGCGAATCAGTTGCTCAGGGCGAACACGAGGAATCGTCCGCCGAAGAAGGACCGCATCGAGAAGTACGCGCTCATTATGCAGCGTGGTGAGTGGCGACCGAGCGTCGCAGTGATCCTCATTGACGTGCATGGCGTACTGCGAAACGGACAGCATCGCCTGATGGCCTGCGTCAAGGCAGGTGTGTCGTTCCGATCGCTTGTGGCTTTCGGCTACGACGACAAGCGACACGTAATTCGCTAGTGAGCGAGCTCTAACTCGCAGCGAAAGCCGAGAGCTCGAAGCCGCATGAAGTCGGCCACGGAGATACCCATTCTCCTTGCCTGCTCCACAATCTTCGATCGCTCGTCCTCGCTCACCAGGAACTGCAGCTTGATGAACCGTTTGGAGGTGTCTTCCACGCCTCCAAATATACGTATGTTTGGAGGTAAAGCTACTCCAAGCAGGTAAGTATCCGTTTTGGAGTATGCGTGAGTTCTTTGCTGCTAGGAGCCAGTCCCCCATCTTCGTCGCATGGGACTGCCGCTCGACCGCGAAGAGCTCTATCAGGCTGAGTTTGTAGTCGGCCCGTTTACGGTCGCGGCGAATAGCGACGGCGGGTCCGTTACGACTGAGTTCTTCCGGACCGACCGGCCATTCCGTGTCGATTCGGTACAGCTTCTGCCCGGCGGGACCCTGGCAGCGGACGACACCAACTTCGCCGAGCTGAGTCTCATCAGCTATGACCCGGACGAGTCGTCTCCCCCTGAGACGGTAATCGCCGGCTGGTCCACCGAGGACGACACCGCCGCGACTTACCCGGGTGGCGGGCTCGTCTCGGGTGTTGGCGAGTTCTTCGAGGTCATCACCGACGAGGACGCCAATCTCGTCCCGGCCACCCATCAGGTGGCCTTCATCTGTGCCGAGAGCGGTACCACCAGCGTTCCGGCGGCCACCGTCGTAATCCGGGGGCGTTACGTTGGCTGAGTGGCGCATCGACTTGTCTGATGCGCTAGAGCGGCCGCGTTTCCTGCCGGACGGCACTGCCATCTTGTCGGGCCGCGCCGCTCGCATTGGTGACCACGAGTATTCGTGGGGCACCGAGCGCCGCGACATCGACGAACTGCAGAGCATCGCTCGTCAGCTGCCTGGTCGTCCGCTAACGGTCGGCCATCCGCCGACCATGCTGCGCAAGGGCGGCCGCGCCCCGACCGCTGGCTCCGTCAAGCGTGCCGATGTCCGCGGCGATCACGCCGAGGTCGATATGCATGTCAATGAGACGGGACTCCTGGCGATGCGCCAGGGGCAGAAGTACCTCTCGCTCGGGTACGAGACTGAGGTCGTTGCCGGTCGCCAGACGCAGACCCGAGTTGATCACCTCGCTCTAGTGAGCGCCGCGCGCTGCGGCGTCAGCTGTTCGATTCGGACTGACTGCTCCGGTGGCGGCTGCGGCTGCCACGTGGAGATCGAGATCCCGCCCGCGCCTGAGGTGCGGGTCCTCCACTACCTCACCGCCATGGCGGCGGCAGGAGTCTGAAATGGCCGAGAAGGACAAGAAGAGCGACGAACGCGTCGAAGACCTCACCGCGCAGATGGCGGCGCTCCAGATTCGGCTAGACAACGCCGAATCTGAGTCTACCGAGGCCAAGGTGCGCGCTGACAAGGCCGAGGGAGAGCGGGACACCCTGCGCGACCAGGTCAAGGAGCTTGAGAAGGAGCGCAACGACGACAAGGAGTCGCCGGCGCGGCTCAAGGAGCAGGTCAAGGCGCTCGCCGGCAAGGTCGCCCGTCTCGAGAAGGAGCGCAACGACGCCCTCTCCCCCGAGAAGGTTCGCGCCGCGGTCAAGGATCGTCTCGGCATCGAGCGTCCCGCAGAAGCGGTACTAGGTAGTCGCGCCGACTTCGACGACCTCGACGACCGCGCGCTGATGGTCAAGACCATCGAGCACATCACCAGCGCTCGGATGGACGAGTCCAAGAGCGCCGAGTACGTGCGCGCTCGCTTCGACACTTTGGTTGAGGGCTATGCGCGCAACGCCGAGAAGCTGCACGAGGTGCGCGAGTCGATGCGCGAAGCCTCCGAGAAGAAGGCGGAGCGTGTCGATGAGAAGGACGACCGCGAGGCGTTCCTCGAGAAGCAGCGCACCGCCTGGATGACCCCCGACAAGAAGGCGAGCTAGAGCCATGCAGACTGTCATTTCCGACAATCAGACGCAGACCCTGCCGGCTGGCTCCGTGGCCGACATGGCTCCGCAGTATCTCGTTTCTCTCACCTCGGCGGAATCGACTGCCGAGATTCCGTTCGGTCGCATGGTGCAGTACGGCGTTACCGAGCAGCTGATGCTTGTGCTCGCTGGCGCCTCGCCGGTGGACCTGGCCGGCATCCTCACGACTGAGGGCGGACCGCATGTCCCGGAACTCAGCATCGGAGACACCGGGCTCAAGCCCAAGTTTACCGGGCGCGTGATGCGCAAGGGCGTGATTTGGGTCTTCGCCGAGACTGGCAACGCCCCCGGGGATGAAGTCCACGTTCGCCACACCATTGATACCGGGAAGCTCGTCGGCAACTTCACCAAGACCGCCGACAGCGGGAAGTCCTTCGAGATCACCAACGGCGCTAGGTGGGCAAAGACCACTACCGCCGAGGGGCTCACGATGCTCGAGATCGACATGGTCGCGATGACCATTACCGCGGACTAAGGGAGCTAACGACCATGGGCAAGCCCGAAGACAGATTGGACGCCTCCGAGACGATGTTTTTCCGGGATCAACTCCGGTCCATCGACTCTCGTGTGTACAAGGTCGAGCTGCCGCTCCTCAAGGGGCGGATGCTGCTGCCGCCGGTCTCCGGCATCAGCCCGAATGCTCGCTCCTACTCGTACCGAATGGTCGAGACGTTCGGCAAGGCGAAGATCATCGCCGACGGTACCAACGACCTGCCCAAGGTGACCGCCACCGGCAGCGAGTTCACGTCGCTCATCAAAGAGCTTGGCGTGAGCTACGACTTCGGATTCTTCGAGATCCGAGCGGCGGCAGAGGCCGGAGTGGGCCTGCCCGACGAGAAGGCGCGCGCCGCGCGTACCGCCATCGAGGAGGCGATCGACAATCTGATCGCGTTCGGCGATGCCGCGCACAACATGGTCGGGTTCGCCAACCATGCGTCGGTTTCGACGGTGACTCCCACGACCAAGGCAGCCGGCGGCACCACGTGGCTGTCGAGCGGCAATCCGAACGCGACCGCGCGCGAGATGGTCGCCGACGTCAATCTGCTGGTCAACACCATCTGGTCGGCGCTGAAGGAAGCGCAGGGTCTGCCGGATCGCGTGACCGTGGTCCTTCCCTCCCTCGAGTACGCGCACCTCGCCACCGCTCCGATGGGCGACAACGCGGACAAGACCGCGCTCTCGTACTTGGTCAGCAACAACCAGCGCCTCGCCGAGGTGGTCCCGTGGCACAAACTGGACGGAGCCGGGGTCGGGCCGTCCAACCGCGCGATTGGGTACGTCAAGGACCCGGTGGTGGTCGGCTCGGTCATCCCGATGGAGTACACGCCTCGCCCCGCCCAGGAGCGGGGCCTTGCCTTCGAGGTCCCGGCGGTCGCCCGCTGCGGCGGCGCGGTCGTTCGATACGCCGCGGCGATCCGATACATGGACAATATCTAGGAGCGGAGTGGTGATTCCAAGTGATCGCACTCCCCTCACAGGCAACGGTCGAGAACCGAGGCAGCAGCACTAGGACGATTCTCGGGATTGAGTTTCCTCCTGGGGTGACCGTCGTAGCAACGGAGCTACTCCGCCTGCTGCGGCAGATGGGCAAGATCGACGATTCGGAGCAGCTGAACTTCAGCTTCGATCTGTCTGGTGTTGTGCCGCTGTCGGCTGATGGGGAGTTCGAGATCGATTTCTCCGCCGGTGAGGAGATACTTCAGGTCGCGCTGCACACCGAGGATCCGGGCAGTATGGGGGCGACCGGAGAGCTCGATGGCGGCTCGATGGGTAACGCTGACGGCTACGAGCGCGCGACCGGCACGTTCACGATTGACACCGACCTATCCGGGGCAAATGACGATGCGGTCTCGTTTACCGCTGCTGGCGGTGACTGGCCATCCGTCACCTACGTATCGCTCTGGACGTCCGACACGATTCCGGTGTTCCTTGCCGCGCTCGAGCTAGAGGCGGCGAGACAGATTAACGACGGCATGACGCTCCGATTCGCTGCCGGGGCGCTGACCATCGTCCCGGAGCCGGCCTAATGGCCTTGATCGACTGGGATGATGTTGCGGCTCTCGCGCCTGAGCTCGATGATTTCGACGAGACGGGGCAGGGGCTGATCCTCGACTACGTCAACGTCGCGCTCGACGTGTCGATCTTCGGCGGTGAGGAATCGCCGAAGCTGCGGCTAGCGCGCATCTTTCTTGCCGCTCACTTCGCGACGGTATCGAAGCAGGGCGGCGTTGGTGCCGCCGGCCCGGTCATCAGCGAGTCGGCTGGCGGACTCAGCCGCAGCTACGCGCTGCTTTCGGCGAGTTCGTCGGGGTTCAGCGGCAGTTCCTACGGCGACCAGTATCTAGCGCTCATTCGCTCGACGGTGGCGCGAGCTCCGGTGGTCCTATGAAGGCACCGGGACTTAAGGTCGATGACCGCGTGTGGCGGCGGCTGAAGCTGAAGGTGGCCACCATCGAGCACGCGCACGTCAAGGTCGGCGTGGTTGGCTCTGATGCGCTCGAGGCAACTGAGGAAGGCTTCACCATGGTGGAGCTCGCCGCGGTCCACGAGTTCGGCTCTCGCGATGGACGCATCCCGGAGCGATCGTTCATTCGGCGGACGATGACCGCGAAGGCGGATGACGTCGGAGCGCTCGCCGGCAAGCTCGCACGCGGGATCATCAACGATCGCTTCACTGTGCTGCAGGCGCTTGGGTTGCTGGGTGAGTTTGGCGCCGCGGAGATCAAGAAGACCATCACCGATGGCGATGGCGTTCCGCCCCCGAACGCGCCGACGACGATCGCGCGCAAGGGTAGCGACCGCCCTCTCGTCGATACTGGACGACTGGTCCAGTCGATCACCTCCGTCGTATCGGAGCATGGGCAGTGAGCCTGATCGGCGTCATTGGCTCGTTCGCCACCGGCACCTACGCGGTGACGCGCCGCGCGCCCGGCTCCTACGACGCGAACGGCCGCTTTACTCCGGGCGGAACGTCAGCGCTTAATATCGAGGCGTCGATCCAGCCGGTGACCGGTCGAGACCTGCAGGTACTGCCCGAGGGATTCAGCGCGGAGGAAACCAAGGTCGTTTACACGACGACGACGCTTCGCACCGAGTCGCCAACTGGTGCAGCAGACATCGTTACGATCGACAGCGAGCCGTACAAGGTGATCCGGTCCGAGCGCTGGGAGGCGTTCGGGGATGAGCACCATCGAGCATTCGTTGCCCGGGGCAAGGCGCCATGATCGCCTGGACCACCACGGAGAACGCTCTAGCCGCCTTGGTGAGCGCCGGGACGGGCGTCCCGGTCGTATGGGGTGAGCAGAACGCAACGCGCCCCAGCGGCCCGTACGTGGCCATGCGTGTGACCTCGCTGCGCCCCGTTGGACAGGATTGGAGCATCATCGAGGAGGTCGAGGACCCCGAGCCCGGTGCCGAGGTCGTCTACCGGGCGCAGGGGGTCCGCGAGGCGACCGTCTCGCTGCAGTGCTTCGCCGGTGACGACGCGCCGGCCGGTATCGGAGCCAGCGCCCCGCGCGCGCTGCTCGAGCGCCTGGTGACCATCTCGCATCTCCAGACCAAGCGTCACGCGCTGAATCAGGCGGGCGTTGGCCTACTCGGCTTCGGTCCGGTCCAGTCGATTGATGGTCGCATTGGCGGCGTCTTCGAGCCGCGAGCAGTGACCGAGATGCGTCTCATGCTCGCGTCCGAGGCCGAGGAGTTCGCCACGTTCGTTGAGGGCATCGAGGTCAATCTCAACGTGGGTGACGACGAGTTCCAGTTCGATGTCGGGGCGTTCACCCTAGATCCGCCGCAGGACGTATCGGCTACCCCGGGGGACGAGGAGAACATCATCGCCTGGACGGATTCGCCAGGCGCAACAGCTCACCACATCTACTGGGACACCGTCTCCAGTATCGATCTCGAGACGGCGATCAAGGAAGAGGATGTGTCCTCGCCGTTCTCTCACACCGGTCTAGTTAACGAGACTGAGTACTTCTACGTCGTGACCGCGGAGTCGGAGAAGCACGGAGAGAGCGACCCGTCCGAGCTGGTCTCTGCTACGCCGGAGGAAAGCGAATGACCACCGAACCGCACGTGACTCTCACCATTACAGCCGACTCGGTTAGCCCGGCGCGCGCTGGATTCGGTATTCCGCTCATCGTCTCTCACAACGCCAGCTTCGCCGAGCGCGTTCGCATCTACACTCGCGTTGCCGATATCGTGTCGGACGGGTTCGCGGCGAGCTCTCCTGAGGTGCTCGCTGCCGGCAAGATGTTCGGCCAGAACCCGCGACCGACCAGCGTGATGATCGGTCGCGCTGCCGGTTCGGTTACGCAGGTGTACGAGATCGGCGTGGTGCAGGTGATCGAGCCGGATCACGTGTACCAGCTGAGCGTTGCCGGCGAAGGCGTGACCTCGACGCTGGTCGAGTACGAGAGCCAGTCGGCCGATACCAACGATGACATCGTCGATGGGCTTGTCATCGCTCTCAACGCGGTCGCGGGCAAGAACTACACGGCGGCGGCCACGGGTACTCCAGGATCCGAGGTTGTCACGGTTACTGGCACCGCCGCTGGCGACTGGTTCTCGGTA